TATACTCTAATTCTGAAGTTGGACCTTCAGCCTGAGCTAATCCAGATATGATAATTGGGGTGAATGGTGATAGATTGTGTGGTGATTGAGTCTGAACAGTGATTACAGGAGTTCCAGATACACCATTTCCAGAAATTGCTGATGTAATAATGATAGAACCAGTTCCAAGTTCACCAACAATTCTATTTTCATCCACGTTTGGTTGGAAATTGTCATATCCATCAATAATGCTTCTTGAGGACTGAGCACCAAATCCCTTACTTAGTTTATAGTAGTAGTTTTCTAAATCAGTATGACCAGTGCTGGTATTATTTTTTACTATTACATTAGTATCGTCTGCATATTCAAACGCAGTAAGTTTGTGGTGTGAAAAGTTCGGTACAGTTGTATTTGTTGAATAATTATTATATACTTTTCCAATTGGATCACCATCAAAAATAGTAAATCCAAAGATATAACAAGCACCAGTTAGTTTGAATATGGCTGCTGGATCAATATTGGCATCTACTGGACTTGGAACAAATTTTGGTCTTATCTTTGTCTTTCTTAAATCATGAGCAACAAGAGAAGTTCCCTTTGGTACTATGACGCCACCATCTACACTATTATAAATGTATAATTGGTTTGCAGGATCATTAATATCAAAATTAGTGGAAACGTTAAATTCAGTAATAGTTCTGGTGGCACTATTTACATCCTTTAATACGTTGGAACTATCTACCCAATATCCAGGTCTGTTGTCAATAAAGTGAGTTCCTGGGGAGAGTAAAATGGTGGTTTGGTCAAAAAGATCATTATTAGTTCCAGGAACATAAGAGAATCTTGCAGCTTCAATTAATGCCCTTTGAATGGTTTTAAAAGGTCTTAACCTTGAGTTTCCCCTATTATCAATAGAATCTGAAGCATCTAACTCATTTGGATCAACATATAGGGTATTACCATTGAGATTCTTCAAAAAGTTCTCTAATCTCGCTAAAGGCATTTTAGAGTATCCTTACGTATTTTCTTCTGTCTTATTTATCAATAAATACCATTACCAATCTTTTGTAATTTATGGCAATTAGCACAAATACTGAGGCTTTGATATCTATATACCAACAAACAATATCCTCAAATACAGATCAAATTGCACAAGTTGAAGCAACTGAAACTGGATTTTCTTCTCAGTTGCCAGATGGGACGTCGTTTAAATTATATGGTATTCAAGAAACTTTAAATTATTTTGGGGAACCAATTCAAAAAATAGATGCTAGAATTGTAGAACTAAACACCCAAATAGCAGGTTTACAAAGTACAATTCTCAATGTTGGTCAAACTGCAAACTCCTGTGGATGTGGAGGATCTGTTGGTTTTGGTACAACAGGAGTTCCATTCTTTCTTGGAATCAATACAACAACAGTTTTGCAAGATTCTGTCACTTATAGAGGATATTCTTTTACATCCCCAAATCCATTTTCTGCAATTAGTGGAACACTAACTTCAGTAAATGCTGGAATTGGAACTGAGGACTTAACCTCACAATCTTCAATTGGAATTTATTATGGTGATGTTGGAGTTGCTAGAACAACATTACCAATATGTCCTGGTGTAACTGATTGCACTGGATATGCAACATCAATAACAAATCTAACAAATCAGATAACTCCACTACAATCTGAAAGAAATGCTCTAATTACTAAAGTTAACTATTTGAAAAAAGAAAGAATCAGATATAGTATTAGAGAATATGGGTTTAATAGACAAAAAGAAGAATTAAATGCTGAAATAGGAGTTAGCAACTCTATTATAAATTTCCTCCAAGACCCTGCTAATGAGGAATGGTTATAAAAACCCTAGGAGCAATTTTTACCCAGAATTTTTTTTGCCCCTTTTTTGGAATTAAAAGTCAATTTTGAAATAGGAGTGGGGAGACTTGAACTCCCACGACCTTGATGGTCAACAGATTTTAAGTCTGGTGTGTCTACCGATTCCACCACACTCCCAAAGTGGGAAGAGATCTCTCTCTTCCCTGCACTTCCTTCACACTTGGATAGTATAAGTCAAACCCCTTTGACTGTCAACCATCATAAGCAAGTTCACCTCTGAGTTCTGCAACCTTGGCAGTTGCAAAACATTCCACACAAGTCCAGAAAGTTTCACCACTGACCATGTTCTCACCACAGAAATGGGAGGCAACATCCTCAAGAATGCCATTGAGTTCTTCCAGTTGGTCACGAGTGATTTGCATGGTGGGTACTGTCTTGCTTACCCATCCATCATAGCACTAGGAGCAGCACTCTGCAAGTTTGGTGGACAGTTCAGCAACTGTCTCCTTCAAGGTCTCAATTTGCTTTTGCTGTTCTTTGATTGCTTCCACTAACACTGCTGTTAAGTGAGTGTACTCCAGAACTTTAGTTCCTTCTGAATTTTCTCTAACTAGATCTGGAATGACTTCCTCAACTTCTTGAGCAACCAGTCCAATCTCATGCCAACCAAGGTCTATTCTATCATACTCCACTCCTCTTAAATTCTTGACTTTATCCAAAGAATTTTCAAGAGGTTTGATATTTTCTTTTAGTTTAATATCAGATACAAGTTCTACTGGAACTCCATTTGCAGTAAGACTTCCAACAACATTAAACCTTCCATAGAATGTTCCTACTGGAGATGCTGCACTCCATGAAGGAGTTCCTTCAAATTTTTTGATGATAGCATCTGCCTTTGTTCCAAGGTCTGCTTTCATTCCAAAAGATGAGCTAGCACCAAACTTTAAATGAGATCCAAATGCATTAGAGAGACCAAAGGCATTATGGGTGCCAATTTGATTGGTCAATCCATTGAGGTTGTTGACTCCAGTTGTCTGAAGAGCAAATGGTTTTGTTGGATCAATGCTTTGCCAAATATCAACAGTTGCTAGTGGTGGAACAAGTGCTGCACCTGCCTGGATACCTTCAGCATCTATACTATTAATGTATGCCATTATAATCCTCCAAATACTACTGTTTCTATTATTTTATCCACAAAATCTCCAAGATTTGTTGGGATCAAAGCTGCCTTTGGTTCTATAATTGTAACCCCACCAGTTCCTTTCATATAAATTGCACCTTTTGATGCAAGTAGGAGTTTATTTCTAGCACCAATAGCAACATTGGCAGCATTAATCTTAACACTATCTGCTGCTTCAATAATAATATTTTGTCCAGATCTAATGACCATTGGTTCATCAGCTGCAGTGCATTCATATCTAATTTCCCTAGCAGCAAGAGTTAAAACACCATTGCCAGCATCAATCTTAATTCCACCACCACCATCTGCAATAACAAATAAACCCTCTTTGGATCTACTTACTATATTATCTCCAGTATCATTTGGTTCACCACTTAACTCAAAACCACCATCCTTATATAGTTTTAAGTGTGCACCAGATGCAGAGTGTAATTCTACCTGTCTTGTTCTTCCCTTCTCTACAGACTCTGAAATAAAAAGAGATCCATACTTAGGATCATCAAAAGAATACCCAACTGATTCCTTTTCTTCTGGTCTTTTAGGTGTTGCCATTATCTATCAGCACAAAGAATAACTTTTCTTACTGGTTGTCTATCCTCTGGGATTTCTCCAACCTCTACAAACTTCAGAACAGGAACTAATATTGCACCTGATCCTGTTGTAGTATTTATTGCCAACTCAGGAACAGTTCTTATGACACCTGCATTTATGATTCTAGTGTCTACTATTCTACCATCAGGATCTACTACTGGATAAATTTCAACTCCACTATCACAATAGATGTTATAAATTAAGTCCTCCTCAGTATATCCAATTCCAGTATTGATGATGATAACATCTGCAATGTATGCTGTATACTCAAGACCATCATCTCCAATGGGATTGGTGTTACATCTATCCTCACCTATAGGTCCAAGGTAATCCATACCATTGCTAACCATATAAACAGAATCTATCTTACCATCTTTCAGAATTACATTACCTCTTGCACCACCTCCAGTATTACATGCATCTTCAAATGAAACATATGGTGCTGTTGTATATTCTGCCCCAGGATCCTTAATGTTTACTCCCATTACTTGACCAAGAACATCAACAACAACTGCTCCAGTTCCACCACCTCCACCAAATCCACCAAAGAATGTTACCTTTGGTAGACCACAGTTTAAAGTAGTTCCATCACAGTCAAAGTATGCAGCAAATTCATCCTTACTTACTCCTAATGCAGCAAGAACATCATCACTAGGATCTCCTCCACTATTTTGTCCCAACCAACTTGAGAATTGTTGTGTTCCATCTGAGAAAAGATTCCTCACTCCTTGTGCTGGTGAATAATTAAGAATCTTTTGGAAGTTTACTGCACCTTTGGGAACATATCCTTTGTTCATCTCAAAATCAAACTGCTGCTTACACTTGTTATCTTCACATGAGAAGAAGGAAAGAACAGTCTTTGCATATCCAATTGCTTGTGAAATATATCCTGAAATTTGACCAACACCTTGACCAATAACTGAAGTTAATTCTTGTAGTGCAGGACCAATAGCATTTGCAATTTCATTTCCAATAGTTTGCATCATGCTTCCAATGAATGATTCTACTGCACAAATGGGGATACTTACAACCTTCCCTACCATTTGTCCAATAAAATCAAAGACAAATTTTCCTATTTTCTTTAAGATGTTCTGGAATAAACACCAGATTCCATCTACAGCTTTGTCAACTGCTAATTTCTTGGCAAGAATAGCATCTTTTGGAAGAAGTTTTTCAATAACATCCCTAAGACCTTTATATATCTTTTCTATGATATAATCTCTTGCAATTTTTGTATACTCAGATAGACCATCAGAAATTGCAGTTGTAACCTCTTGTATCAGAGCTGGAAGATTTTCAATATAATTTAAAGTTGGATTTACATAGATGTTAATGTAATTTTGAACTGTGTTTAGATAGTAAATAAATTTTCTAAGTGCCTTAGCAATTTTAGATACAGTGTCTTCTCCAGATTTACATTGTGGAACAATGGTTACAACTGGTGCTGATCCTGGTCTATTTCTAGCTTGCTTCTTACTCTCTTTGTTATTTGCAGTCCTTCCATTAGGAAGAGGTATTCCAGAATCTGGTGTTGGAGTTCCATCAGCAGGTTGATGTGATGGATTTATTATAGTATCTCCTGGTTTGAATGGTTTGAATCCATCAGTTCCTTTATCAAATACATTTGAATGCTCAATAGATGCTCCAGAGAACAATGCCCCAATGATAACAGGTTGTTGACCATCATCACCATCCATAAAGAATCCAATAACAGCTTCAGATCCTCTAGGGTTGAAACTAATTCCAGCACCACCTTCCCCAGCACCAAAGTTTAGTGGTACTAAGACATGTGCCCATGGAAGATCCTCATCTTTTACAACTGAAGATGAGGATGGGTGGTGACCTATGATTCTAACCTTTGCCCTATATCCATTCTCAGTATTCTTATACTTGGTAACGATTCCAGTAAACCATCTAAAGGAATCTTTACCAATAAAGTTTGGATTAATTAGGGATTGTTCTATTAACATTAGTCTTCGTATACTCTACACTCTAATGCATCTGGATTGGCATCACAGTATAGTTCTAGTGGTGTTGGATCATGACTATCTTCTGGATGCTTCTCATGATATGTTTCCAACTGTCCCAATTCATCCTCAATATGCCTTCTTCTTTGAGAAGAAATCATTGGGTTCTGCAGTTCTTCTTTGTCCCTATTAATGTGATCTTCTATGTTTTTCATTTTCTTCCTCCATAAGAGTCTCTGATTAATTCTAGTCCAGTAAGTCCTTTATTGCCAAACTCATGTTTTAGTTTACTTATAATATATTTACCAGACTTTCTATTATCTTTTTCCTCACTCTCCTTTGATATCTTCCCAAACTTGACCTCAACTACATCTCCTACTGTCAATGCTAAGTTTAAAGGTACTGTAATATTTAACGCTTGACTGAACAATAAATTGTATCTTGTCACAGCCTGTGCCTGATACTCCATTCTCTTATCTGCTGCTTGGAGTTTCCCAGACTTATCCATCTGTCCACTATCAAGCATACTAACCATCAATCTTGATGGACTATCTTCTAATCCTTCTGGTATTACTGGGGCATCATCACTATTACTAGAGTGATTCATTATCTGATAACTATCCTTTAACTTGTATACATTTGAATAGAATTTTCTAGTGTTGGTATCAAAGAAATAGTTTACACTAGCATACATTCCAATTTTTAAATTGTCAATGACACTAGAGTTCTTTCTGAAAACTGGTGGAGAAGTTATCTTAAAGTTTGCTTGTGAATCTGCAGGTCCTGAAAGCACTTCTCTGTAACTGTAAGTTGCTTTTGATTGTCTTCCTTCAGCAAATAAAGAATCTACACTTTTAAAATTATATCCATTTTGATTCTCAAAGAACATATATCCTGCAGTTCCAACCTCATTACCAGACTTTCCAATAGGTGGAATTCCTTTAGGACATAACCATCCCAATACTGTGAATGGTCTTCTAGCATTACCCATGAATGAGTATTTGTTAGATGTCTTTTCTATGTTGCTGTCTTGATATCTAGTTGTCCCTAATTCTTTCTGTAGAATCTTGGTTACAGAATTATCTATTGTGTTATCATATCTTCTGAATACTCTAGTAGTTTCATTGGTAAAAAACTCTAGTGGAACTAAATCTAAAACAAATAATTCTCTAGTGGACTCTGTAGTTGAGTTTACAATGTTCCCAATGTAATAAGTATTTCTATTCTCATCTGTAAGATTTATCTTTAACTTTGTAGCATCTTGTGATATAACCAGTCTGACTTTTTCTCCACCAGCAATCTTTGCCAAGAATCCAGAGGTGTTAGTTATGACAAGGGACACCAATGACATTGGTGAGGTTATGTTTTCACTATAAGATATTGAAACAACAGATTCTGTCAGGTCTTGAAACCCATCTTTAGTTTCTATAAGAAACTCTTGAATTTTGTAATTGTAATATGATGCCATTAACCTAGTACACTATAGTATAACATCTTTAACAATTTCTTATCTGCATCATCTTGAATATTTATTGACATTGGTGATGAGGATTGGGATTGTGATGCCTGTGGTAGGGTAACTGGCATTGGAACTTCTATAACTTCTGGTGGCATTTCTGCCATTGCCATTTGATAAACCTTAGATTTATTTAAAATTGCATTTAGTATATCTGGAGAAACATTTTCTAAAGGATCCCCACCACT